ACAAATAAATCAACCAGTCATAATACGGCGAGTTATAGTAGTTGTTTGAAATAACATCTGGTCTAGAAGAACCTTCTTCTAGAACATAGGCAAAATTAGAGTAAATGTCTCTCTTTGAAGAATCAATAAAATCAACTCGTGCTAAAATATTCTTAGCAACCTTACCATCATATTCTACAACTGGAAATCTGTTAAAGTATTTCATCGATTATTTGCTCCTGCAGCACCTTCGGCAAATGCACTCATTACTCCACTTACACCAGTTTCAACCAAGCGTTTTGCTTCTGCTACACCAGGAAGACGATCTGATCCACTGTCAGCCATTTTAACAATCTTAGTAGCACCATCTTCTCTTTCAGGAGTTCCAGCTCCAACACCATATTTGTTGGCTGTCTGGATTTCAGTTTCAATGAGCTCAATAGATAGTTGAATCATTGTTGGTTGCTTTGTGCCATGGAAAAATGATGGCAAACCTTGTGGAGCATAATTGATACTCACATCCTTTACCATACACGTATTAAATTTAATAAGGTCGCTGATCTCTGATGGAACAAATTTAATGTCAACCAGTGGAGGATATTGAAGAACAGGTGTACCAAGTTTACTAAATGCAGGTAAGCAATTCTGCTTGAAAAGATCAATCATAGCTCTTAATGATCTACTTTCATCTGCATTTCTTGGTGTGAATGTCCATTGGAAACTATGGTTTCTTAATTCAACACCTTCAAAGATTGCTTGCATGTGAGGGTTAGGAATAGCACCGGCCAGTTGTCCAAGAATTTCTCCGCCTTGAGCAGAGAGTTCGCCAATTTTAGTAACAGCAGCATTGTACAATAAAGCATCTAACTGTGAGTTTGCTCTTGCACCATTTCCACCAGCAGCTGTAAATCCAACGTCGGCCAAACCACCAGCAAATCCTTGTGCACTTGACTTTACATTAATTCCAAACTGCTCTTTAATTTCTCTTGGAATAGGAACCGCAAAGGTATCATATGGTACCAGTTCTGCGTTATAATGAGGATTTGGTCTTTTATATTGCTTAAATCGCATAAGCATATAGTACTCGCCAAGTCTCTCTGGGAACTGATAAAACTTTTCTCTGTTTGCTGCACCACCAGTGGAAATGTTTTTAGTAGCGTCTGATGCGCTTTCACCACCAGTTTTAGCGGTCATATTCTCGACAATATATCGAGGAGCCAAACGATTCTGTTCCGCTTTTGAATCTCTAAAGAAATCATCTTCAGCACCATTGGCCTTGGCATCACCAAAGCGAGATACGAAGTTAGATACGCCAGAAGAAGACAAACCTATTTTGCTTAGGCCTTTACCAATTAGATCTTCTACAGTGTTTTCTAGTTTTTGTTCAAGCTTATTCACGGCTTTATCAAGCAGGCGATTAGCAATTCCGCCACCATTCTTTTTAAAGCTTTTGATATTAAGATTGATAAGTGCCATTGGCTTCTCTTCTTTGAAAGTTCTCCTCTTATTTATAAATAGCTCTATGGCGTACAAAGGCTTTTTCAAACCACTTAACCCTTCGAAATACAGAGGTGATCCCACGAACATTGTTTATCGTTCGCGCTGGGAGCTCGTTTACATGTCTCGATTAGACAAAGATCCGAGTATTGTTGAATGGTCTAGTGAAGAACATGTGATTCCGTATCGTTCTCCAATTGATAATAGGATGCATCGATACTTTGTAGACTTCTATATTAAGAAGAAGATGCCAGATGGCAAGACAAGAGTTGCGCTTATCGAGATTAAACCAAAAGCCCAGACACGCCCGCCAGCTGTAATAAATAAACCAAATAAGCGTTACATTAATGAAGTGATGACGTGGGGCGTAAATGAAGCCAAGTGGAAAGCAGCAACGGCGTTTTGTAAAGATCGTGGTTGGAATTTCGAGATATTAACAGAAGATCACCTTAATCTAAAGTTTTAGATGGATATATCCAAGTCCATGAACCATCCGGCCTTGTATATTTTTTTCTACCACAACACGTATTAGATATTTTTAGTTTAGATTCTTCGCTTCTTTTCCAGTTTTTACCTAAAGCGCCGCTCGGTCTATTTGCTCGATGCGCACTCATTTTTTCTCTGGATTCTTTTGTGTGGTTTTTACCATACATGTTATTTAGTTTGCCGGACTGATCATTATACTTTCCTAGTGGTTTTATTTGTTTGCAAAACTCTTCATATGATAAATCAAAAACATAGTCTGGTGTATTAAACGCACGATTTTGCGCCTCAACGTCCGCAGACTTAAGGTACTCGTAAAGTTCTTTATAAATATTCATATGCTGATTCTCCTCACAGAATTAGAATAGTTGGGTTGGCAGACCGCGAACTATACTTTATTTATAAACACAAAGGTTTAAAGTGGCAACTATATTTGATACAATCATTACACAGGGTGTTCGTTCTGGACAGATTCCAGCGCGTACTCAAGGTGCACGTGATTGGTTTCGTGAAACAGCCGGTGCAATGCGTAATGTAAATGAACGTACACTGATGAAGGGTGACAATGCTCGCCTGACAACTTCGCCAATTGTTGGTTCAATGTACATGTTCAACTACGATCCAAAGTGGAAAGATGAACTTCCTTATTACGATAGATTCCCTCTGGTCTTTCCATTTCGTAAAGTACCTGGTGGATTCTATGGTCTTAACCTTCACTATCTTCCACCACAACTCAGAGCCAAGTTAATGGATGGTCTATATGACTATGCCAATAATACTCGATACGACGAGTCAACAAAGATTAAACTTAACTATCAGCTTCTTACAAGTATTGCAAAAATGAGATTCTTCTCTCCTTGTGTGAAGCATTATCTTAACGAGCATGTACGTTCTCGCTTTATGTATGTGTACCCTTCCGAATGGGACATTGCTCTCTTTTTACCAACCGAACGTTTTACCAAGCAATCAAAGACTCAGGTATGGAACGATTCGAAGAGAATGCTAGGGATTAGAAAGTAATGACCACTCCTGCACAACAAGAAAGAGATCCATTAGCAGACGCTAGATCTGGTGGATCAGTTCCAGCAAAAGCACTTGGAAACGGAAATACGGTAAGATACGACAAAAAATCTAACAGATATTATGTTTCAAACGCGCGCACCAGTGGCACAAGCATTTCAACAAACTTGGAAAGAGATGCTGCAGCGGGAAGAATATCAATTATTAGTCGGAGCGAAGCTCTAACACTGGTCCGCCCTCCAGTTACTTCCACACCACCAGCAACTTCTACTAAAGAAGAAAGACCAACTCGTTCAACTGGTGGAGGAAGTTCCTCGGCACCTGTAGCTCCTCCAGCCCCTACAAAATTTGCTAACACTTCTACTCCTACACAAGAGCTAGGACCAATTTCAAACAAAGCAGTTACATTTGCAGATTCTCCTTCGAATGTAAATGTATCCACTCCTTCTAGATCTTTTACAATTAGCAACTTTAGAGCTGAACTTGACAGTGGAAGTGTTCTACCGTCTCACAGTTATTTGGTTACTTTCTCGCCATTTAGAAATAGTCCAGATACTCTTGTACTAAATCAAATGATGTCGGCCTATCGTGATCCTCTTACACTTCGTTGTGAAAACGTAGTATTGCCTACTCTTCAACTTCTAGAAGAAGAGAACATTCGTAGATATGGATATGGTCCAGTTGAAAAAATTCCATATGGTGTGCAGTTTGGAGACTTAACACTTACATGGATCGTTGATAGATATTCAGAAGTTCCAGATTTCTTTCATCATTGGATGAATTCTATTGTAACGTATGAAGCCAAAGGCGCTCTTATGAGAGAAGGTGTAAGCACTCGCCAGGGACTTACATCTAGAGGTGCATACGAAGTAGGATTCAAGGATGATTATACATGTCCTGTACTGACTGTAAACGTTTATAATCAACAGCTGGTTGCAGTTGCAGACTACGTTATGTATGATGTGTTTCCAATGAATATTCAATCTGCTAATCTTTCTTGGGCAGAAGAAAATCAATATCAAAAGTTTACAGTAACTTTTGCTTTTACTGATATGGAAACACGTGCTCCAGTCAAAGGATATCGTGAACTGGTAAATGCCTTTGAAACTGGTAAAATAAATCCAAATGAAGAAAAGAAGCAGTCTACAAATAAAGGCAGAGATGCTGCAAGAGACGGTGTTCAATCTGAATCAGATCCTAGACTGACAGCGCTAGCATCAAGTCCTTTCTCTGGAGTTACTAAAGCTCCTCCAAAAACATCACCAGCAAAAGCGGCACCGCCCGGACCTGGCGCTGAAAAGAAAAATACGCTCGGACAACCAACTACACCTTAATATTATGGAGAATACATAATGCCATTACCAAAAATCGATCAACCACTATTTGATGTAACCATTCCTTCTACAAAACAAAAGGTTGTTTTCAGACCTTTTCTTGTAAAAGAAGAAAAGATTCTATTGATTGCTCAACAAAGTGGAAATGATACTGAAATCATTCGTGCAATCAAGCAGATCTTAATTAATTGTCTTCAAGACAATGTTGATGTTGATTCATTAGCAGTATTTGATCTTGAATATCTGTTTCTAAAGCTTCGTGCAAAGTCAGTAAACAACGTTGTAAAGCTTTCTTATCGTGATACAGAAGATGATACCATTTACGATTTCGAAGTAAATCTTGACGACATTGAAGTTCAGTTGCCAGAAAATCTAAATTCCAAAATTGAAATCAATAAGAATGTTGGAATGATGATGAAGTATCCTACTGCAGACATCACTGATAAAATGGGCCAATTTGAAACTGAAGTTGATCTCATGACTTTCTTCATCATTAACTGTATTGATACCATTTACGACGAAGACAATGTTTATGCTGCAAGTGATTATACAGAAGTAGAAATTACTGAGTTTCTTGATAGTTTGGATGTAAGTACATTTGATAAGATTCGTAAGTTCTTTGAGAATATTCCAAAGCTCTATCACAAGATCGAGTATAAGAATTCTCTAGGAAGCAAAAGGGAAATTGAGTTAACAAATCTCAAAGATTTTTTTATGTGGGGCTGAGTCATACGAGTTTAACTCGATATTATTCGATGGTTTTCTCGTTAGCTCAGCATCATAAATATTCTATTACAGAAGTTGAAAATCTGATACCATATGAACGGGATCTGTATGTCGACATGCTAATGGAATATTTGGAAGAGCAGAAAGCGCAGATAGAAAGTAGAAATCGTTAATGGCAAGAGGAAGAGTACTTGGTCGTCTAGGTAGAAATGCTGCAATGTCAGCGGCTGGAGACGTGCTCTCTTCTGGCTTTAGTGCTGTAAAAGGACTGGCTGGATCTATTGCTGGTGCTGCTAGAGGTTTATCAAATCTAGCAGATCAACAAGACCAGCCTGTACAGCAAAATAAAACTAGCAACGTAATCTACGTAAACTTTGGCATGGCAGGAACTGCTGGTAAACAAAAGGTTGCCGGTGGTGGAACTTTACCACCTCCAAAAGCCGTGAAAGCTTCTGGTGTAAATCAAAACATGCCAACTGATAAGCTACTTAATGTGGCTATCAAGCAACTGACTTCTATTAATAGTACTCTGAAAAAACAACTCGAGTTTGATAAGAAAGTCTATGACCAAGCTATTGCTGCAGAAAGAGAAGCAGCAATTGAATCTCCAACCAGCCCGTTTGGTAATATTAAAGACAGATTGTCTGGGTTAGTTGATACTCAAGGAGCTGCAGACAGAGCAAAGGGTTTGTTCAGCGGTAAAACTCTACTTGCTGGTCTTGGTCTCTTAGGTGCTGGGTCTCTTATTCTTGGATCGCTAGACAACTCAGAGTTCAATAAGCTTACTGCAAACGTTGAACAATTCAAAACTGATTACAAGTGGTTGTTTGATCTATCTAAATCTATTGGCACCGGACTTGGTGTGGGTGGATTCATGGGTTATGTTCTTGGAGGTGTGAAAGGCATACTTCCAGGAATGGTAATTGGTGTAGTTGCAGATTATCTTGGCATTGAAAATACCGCAGGTGCTGTGGCCGGTGGATATGCAGCATACAGAGTCGGTAAAACTGGCTTTGATATTTACAAGCGTACACAAAAAATCCAAAAGATACGTTCAGCTCCACGCGCTGATCCGCGACTAAGAGGAACCGGATTTAGAGATCCAAAAACTGGAAGAATTGCTTCTCGCCAAGCGGTTCAAGCTGGTGGTGGTTGGTTATCAGGCACAACTGGAAGAAAATTTGTAGCATACATCTCTAGAAAAAAAGGCGCTGTCTTCTTAAAAGCAATTATTCGACTTCTTGGAAGAGTAACAGCAGGACTGGCTGTTACAGCAACTGGTGTTGGTGTGATTCCAGGTCTATTGTGGACTGCTCTATCAGTTGCATTTGCAATTACCGATGTAATGGATATTATTGATCTATGGAATGGATTTCAGGAAGAAGAAGAGCTTAAAAAAGATGCAGAAGCGGTAACTGCTGGAGCTGCAGCAGAACCTGACGCAACAAGAACTGCTGGGTCAGCGGCAGCTCCAGCCTTAGCTGCAGAAAGAATTAAAAGTAGATCTGAAACAGGACAGCCTGAAGAAGCACAAGCTTTCTTTGAGAGTCGTGGATGGACAAAAGAACAAGCTGCTGGTATTGTTGGTAACCTAGTTGTAGAATCAGGTCTTAGAACCGATGCTGTAGGTGACGGTGGACAAGCATATGGTATTGCTCAATGGCACCCAGATCGTCAGAATGCATTTAGACAAGTGTATGGCAAAGACATCCGCAACTCAAGTTTCCAAGAACAATTAAACTATGTAGACTGGGAACTCAGAAATACTGAAGCTCGTGCTGGTAATCTTCTTCGAAATGCTACGACTGCTGAAGAAGCAGCAGCAATCGTTGATCGTAGTTATGAAAGATCTGCTGGTTATCATTTAGCTGAGCGTCAAGCAAATGCTGCTGCAATCATGGCTGGCGACTATGCAAAAGTATCAACTGGCGGTGCTGCAGGATACGAAGGACCTGGCGGCGCTGTTGGAGCTATGGCAATAAACGCTATAGAAACTACAGCCAGACTTCTTGGTGGTGTTGCTGGTCAACTCGTAGGCCCTACAAGTCTTAGAAATACTGCAGAGCCTCTTACTTCTGGAACAGATCGATCAAAAGAAATTGGCCAAAAGTCTACTGAGCTAGATGCAATTATGAAATTTGGATCACTTGATGCTCGTCAAAAATCAATTTCAACACCATCAACTCCAACCGCAGTTCTTCAAGCGGCAAATCCAAGTGGAACTATTTCAGTAATCGATCCAAACTGGCATGGACTTGGAGATTCTAAGAATCCACTTTACAAGTATCTAGCAAATTCTAAGATGGCAGCATGAGAAACTTATACACAACATCAGATGTAAAAGCATTTTCTCAAGCGTTCGGTTCAATAGGAATGAATCGAGCGCAATTGGCTGCTATTCAAAATTCTACGGCAAATGAAAACGAATTAGAAGTAATACCAATCAAAACACTGAATACTTCTTTAGTTAAGATGATTGACCAGTTATCTGTCTTAGATGGATACCTAAAGCAAAAACTAGATAATCAAAAAATTGTTGATAAAAATCTTCAGTTGTCTGAAAGAGAAGCTGAGCTTGAAAAACAAGTTCAACCACCAGAAATTATTCGACAGGACGCCGAAAAAGTAGATGGTTCTTCTATGGGTGGTCTTGGACTGCTTGGTCTTGGAGCTGCAGGATTACTTGCGTTTGAACCAGTAAGAGAAGCCTTGAGTGGATTAGTAAGCCTTGCAGTAGATGCTGGTAAGTTTGCTACAAACGTTCTAAAGTCTATCAATGGACTTTTTGCTTCGATGTTTTCTGGAACTCCAGATGCTTCTGTACAACAACCGGCTGAAGGTGGTGTAGCTCCATCAAGGGCTGGAATGGCTTCTGTTGGTGAAGGTGCAACATCAACCGACGCTCAACCAGTACCACCAGCTCCACAAGAACAAAGACCAGGATTTATTGCTAGTACTCTTACTGGTGCTATAACTGGTGGAGCGGCAGGTGCAGTATTACCATTTGTGAGTGCTCGTACTGGAGCAGTTGCAGGTGCTGCTATGGGAGCATATAGTTATTTCACATCTCCAAGTGCGCCATCAGAAACTTCTTCGCCGACAACCGGCGGAGCTACTACACCTGTAACTACATCACCATCAAGTTCCACAACAGGATCTTCTCAAGAACAAGCAACACCAGCCGGAGAAATTCCAAAGAATGATATTGTCGCTCTTGGAAATTATCTAGCTGGTAGAGGTGCCGAAAAAAGTAAAATGGAACATCCGGCTCTTAGTGGTAGAGTAGGAGATCATAGTGAAAATTCACGCCATTATCGTGGCATGGCAATCGATGTAAATTTCCCTGGTCCAGGTGAAGCTGCTACACTCGATGCTCTAGAACCACAACTACGCGCTGCTGGTTATAATACTATTTGGAGACAAAAGGACCACTATACGCATATGCACGTATCAGTTGGTGGACCAGAAGGTGGCGGATCATATGGAGATACTAACAATAGTAGTATACTCGGCCAAGCCGCAACAGCCATTTCAAATGGCATAGAAGAAACTGCCAAAATTATTGGAGCAGTGGCTGGAGTTTTAGTAGGTAAAACAAGTCTGAAAGATTTAAGTACACCACTAACAGATGTATCTTCGATTATTCGAGATAGTAGTGTAAGAGAAAATGCTGCTATTGCTAGCGCAAACATTCCAAAAGTACCACCAAGACCATCTCCTCCGAACATTAATATGTCGGGTACAACTAGTACTATTCAAAATCCGCCAACCATGTCTGATAGAAATCGTCTATACTATTATATAGATAGATTTAATTTCACTGATGTGAAAAAACCATTTTCACCAAAAACTGTTATGGCATAAAAAGAAAGGGGACCCGAAGGCCCCCTTTCCCACCGATCAATCTTCGTCAGCAAGTCGCTTGAAGAAAGCCAGATCCTCGTCGTCATCATCGACGCCTGCCGAAGCAACGGGAGCGGCTGGAGCAGCAGCTGCCTGGAAGACTGGGGCCGGAGCCTTGTACTCTTCCTCGTCAAGTTCAACACCACGAATCTTTGCCGGAGCGGCATTGAGACCCAGAACATTGTTGAGACGAGTCTTTAGCTCATCATAAGACTTAAAGTGCTTTGGATCTACAAGGTCCTGGAGCGAATGCTCCTGCTTGTATACCGCTTCAAGTTCAGCGTCATCATCGAGCAGTGGTGCGGGAGAGTCGAATTCAGACTTATCGTAGTTGCGGTAACCCTCAACCTTACGAATCTTGAGCTTGAAGTTAGCACCCGTCCAAAGATCGAACGGATTTACTGGTTGTTCGTCCTGAAATTGAGGGTTCATCAGGTCGTTCAACTTGTCAAAGATCTTCTTGCCATACTTGTACAGAAAGACCTTACCTTCGTTGTCACGATTACCAGGATCGCTAACAACGTAGATGTTTGAGATGTAAGACAGGCGGCGCTTCTGGTCACGTGCCTTTTCCTTGTCCGATTCCAGACCAGTATTCCAGAGAACAGAGTTGTGCTCAGAAACAGGATCTGGCTTACCAAGAGTCGTCAGCGACTTCTCGATATACCAAAGACCGGTTGGCCCTTTAAAGCCATGGTCCCAGATGCGAACAAAAGGAAGATCTTCACCGCCCGGTGCAGGAAGGAAACGAATGACAGCGTAGCCATTTTCAGCCTTGTCCAATGTAGGCTTCCAATACTTGTCATCGTCGGAACGGTCGAAGGTAGTGGTCTGCTTCTGAAGCTCCTTGGTGAGCTTTTCAAATGAGGTAGCAGACGAGCGCTTGAGATCAGCGAAAGACATAATTATTCTCCTTGTATGTCGTTGTGTACGTTATATTAGTCGTTATATTTAATTGAGAGATATTTAGCCCCGCCATCCCAAGGCATGAATGGAATATCAGAATATTCGATATCATGGTTGGTAAAACGTGGGACAAATTCCTCTCGTATGTATTTATCATTATCGATACCAAAGATCTCATTAGAATATGCAATTAGCCAATTTTTTGTTTGGCCGATCTTTGACATGATATCATTACGAAGGTCGACTGGCATCTCGGTGAATGACCAAGTACCAATCATTAGATCTGCATCAAACAGATCATTCACATCAGAAGTATGTACGATGTTGGTATGTCCCAACTGATCGTGATACCACTTCTGAACTGCACCGACTTCAGCAAAATCGTAAATTACGTACTTGCCTTTGAAGCCGAGCTTGTAGACGATATCAGCCATGTCGCCAATGCCGCCGCCAAGTTCTACAATCGTATCCAGCTTTGCTAGATCTTCTGGAGTCCACTTGTTCAAAACAAGGTGAGCCATATGTTGGATACGATTCATTGAGGTTGTAAAGTCTTCGAACAGATTGTAGATACCACGATCTTGTTCTACATCGGGATCTTCGAGTGCGTAACGAATTCGACGATCTTCTTTTGCAGCTGGAAGAACTGCAGCAAAGTAATCGAAGAATCGAGCTCGAGTCATAAAAGGAACTGACATCACAGATGCCCAGACCTTAAAGCGTTCTTTAGGAAGATTCTCAAAATCCTCAGCAAACACTTCACACATCACATTCCAATAGTTGCCATCATTTACTTGCTTGGCAGCCATCATCTTTTCAAATGTTTCTTTGGAAGAAGCTAGAGGAGCTTGAGCAGTCATTGCCGGATTAGCCGGAGTAGTAGAGTAACGAAAATATTCAGACATCAATCACCTGCAAATTTATCTTTCAGTATTTTACGACACTTGAACATGTCATAATGAAAGAATGGTTTATACTTACTTAGCTTTTTATATATGCTCGGCCAGAGAACACCATCTTCAATCTTCTTATTCCAGTGGCCAAAGAAACCAAGAATATCATTTAGAATAATAATAGTCTCAATCGAGATTTCTCTACGTAAGTATTGTTTAAGTAAATATGGGTGTTGCCCATTCTTTACAATAACATTATCGTCAAAATCTGTCAACAGTTTATTTAGGTCTTGCTCAAAAATATACGAAAGAGATTGCTGTCGCTTGAGCCAGTCAGCATAGAGCTTTTCAGACTTATCATCAAACAAATCGCCAATCCATTTCAAGTCACCATCAACAAAGTTGGCAACTAGATATTGGAGTGGGTTCTTATGTTTGGAGAGTTTGTAAAATTGGTACTTGTCTTTACGAGTCTCGAAGCTCGTAGAACTTGCATTCACTTTACCATTGTACTTAATGTAATCATAACTATCACTGGTAAAGTGGCTTTTGACCGCAAGGAAAGTCTTATAAGACTCGAACGGCGTCATACTGGCAGTCGGGCTGTCTTAGGAAGATAGTTAAGATCTTCAGCAGCCGACTGAAGTTTTGATTTGATTTTAATATTATTCTTGATAATTGAAGCAGC